TACATTTTCTGTCTAAATGCAAGGTCAGCCATTGCTGCTTCGGCTTGTTGTCTTTGAGCTCTTTCTGCCGCCCCACTCGCCTTAGACGAAGATGCCATACCAGCACCTGCGGTAATAAGGGAACCAGCAATAATATATCCACCCAACGGCATATTAAATTACTCCTTAAATAATATTACTCTACCTATTATATTACCACCCTGATTCCAACAGTTAGGCACATAACCTATAGCGGTATAGTTTGCTTTTAACATTGCCTTAATTAGTTTTTCATTGGATTCTGGAACCATTGACACTATAACAAAACCTTTGCAAAGCGCAGCATCCATTGCCAATAGTTTGTGTGCTAGGCCCTTGCCCCTGAAATCTTTATGTATATGAAGATGAACATTGATGGTTAATTGGCTATCGTGTTCGTGGAAACAAGCACCTACCAAATTGCCATTATCTTCAAAAATATTGGCAAATCTGCCATTTCCAAAATAGGAACACAACACATTATGGAGTTCGTGAGCAGTCCTCGGTGATGACTCCCAACTTGATTCTAATGTTTGATTTTCTACCAATAGGTTTAGTAACCCTTCCATATCATCAGTCGTTGCTCGTCTTACCGTAATCACCAAACACCATCTAAGCCAACAGACTTATTTCCGACCAAAAACCTAGTAAATTCAACATTCATTGGAATAATACTGGGGGCATCTTTGGATAACCGTTCATAGATATACCATTGTCTAAAGCCCTTCATACCCCACCCGTTTTCGGCACATTTTAATACCGCATAGAGCATCTTCTTGTGGGGAATATCTACGGGCCATTGATTGACTTCTCGTTCAAAGAACTTATCGGTCATAGCCCAACGGATAAAGTCTATTTTATTGGCCTTTCTGTGTTCATCTACGGCAAAAGAATCTTCGCCTAGAAACCGTAAGTTATTGATTCCCTTGGAGTTATCAATATCTCCTGTACCCCATATCGCAATCGCATCGGTTTCAAGAAATATCTTCTGCTTTGTTAATGCCTGATATTTGCCCGTTATAGGCCCTCTGGCGTGTGGAAGGAAGCAAGATGAGGCTAGATACTCTCCGCCCCCTAAAGCCTCTAAAACGACCATTCCCTTGCCTTCTATGACATACGTTAAGAAGTGGGTAAAGTCGGGTAATTCAGTCCACCCCTCAAAGGCTCCCTCGGAGTGGGCAAAGACTTCTTTGGCAAACTCTAGGTCGGTGGGTTGATAGAGTCTAATCATCAGGGCGTAATGGTACTGCTTTGTACCCAATCAGATTTGCCATCAGGATAAACGCTTCTGACGGCCATTTTGAAGGAAGATGCACTTTCGGTCGTATAAACCACCCTAATCGTTATTTGGTCTACAATAATCCTAAAAGGTACGGTTCCAATGTAACCTACGAGCTCATCCCCTATTCGGTATAAATCCCCCTTATTGGGGAAGGTAATAGAGGTAATTGCATTAGAAACCACCGTAACCGTAGCCGTAGCGTTAGCCCCAAAACCCCCCGATAGAGGAATATCAGCATAAGTCCCATTGGCTACCGTAGGTTGTAGGTCTACTGTGACGGCATAGACTTGACCATTGTTCAGTCTTTGTCTTAGGGGAACGATGTAAGTGCTTGGATTATCAGGACTTCCCGAAGTTCCAAATACAACTACATCATAGCCTAGGGCAATCCTTTGACCTGAATCATTGTTCCAAGATGCCGTAGCATAGTAGGTCATTACTAACTCACATAGACCGTCATATTGTATACATCATTGTCTGATACGCCAGAAGCATCGTATAGGGTATTGGGCGAACCACCATCATTTGCACGATAGGCATTGGCCGTCACATAACTTCGTAAGCGAATCTTTAAATCATTTAAATTAGCAGGTAACGCAATCGCACTACCAGAATTAATAGTTGCACCAAAGGTTAATCCAGTACCCGTAAGATTTTGACCCGAAGGACTCATTGCGGGTGGCAGGGTTGGGCAATTACGAAGTTCAATCGTGGTGTAGTTAGAACCACCATCGGTACTTACTTGAACCAAGAACTGAGCAATACCCGTAACATAACCTTGAAAGAATGGGTCTTGAGAACCTGTCGTATATTGAGTTGCCGCAGAAGTTAAATCGTAATCGTAAGTCCCCGCAATAATGATTTGACTAAATCCCGTAGTGGAAGCAAAACTGTATGTTTCATCAACGCTGGATTCATTAAAAAGAAAGTTCCCAGCCGTACAAGAACTCATATCAATTGTTGATTGAACTCCTGTGGCTACGCCAGAACCATCGTAAGCGTTCTCTGGGCTAGACCATCCACCCGTATAACTAGTGGGTGTGTAATAGGCAGGGGTAAACCCGCCGCCTGAAACTACATTAAATACTCCATAGCCAAGATTTAGCATTGAATTAACTCCAAGGTAAGGGCGGAGACACAATGGGGGGATTGATTTGAGCTTCAATTTGTTGGTCTAATGATTCTTTCATCGCAGGAACATCAATGATGGATGCAACCCAACCCCATACTTCGTCAAAGGTTAAGTCTTCATAGGGAGTGAAAGGGTCGCCCTCTTTCCACGTCACTCCGCAAGAGCCATAAGCCGTAGCGGAATACTCTCCATCGGTTGCGTTCATTCGCCAAAAAATTGTGCATACCACATCACTCTTGGTTTCATAAGTGGGGTAGCAATCCATTCGTTCAATAAGATTAGTATACGTTGTTGCCATTATTCACCTTCCTTGGTGTTTGCCTGTGCTTGGACTTCTTGTTGAATCTTACCGACAAGTTGAGCCACTTCTGCAAAGGGTCGTTGTGCGAGGGCATTGAACACCACGTTCAATTCTGCCTCTGTAAACTCTAGTTTAAAATTCATATAATCTCCTTTGTTTATTATACTTTAGTAGGTTCCGACTGTGAAGATATCGTAAACGTCCGCAGTTGCGTCTCCTGGTATATTTACAGTTCCACCACCCGAAGCACCCTGAACGGACATTCTCACTTTCAGATTTGAAAGGTTTTGAGAGGTTGAGAGTGAATAAGCCAAACTCCCTGTTGTCGTTGATGGTGTTGTGAATAACCACATCTGTGTGTAGTTTGTTCCCCCATCGGTTGATACTTCAAACTTGACCGATGAAGTCGCCCCTGTCTCTCCGTTGTTACCACTTGCGTCAGCCGAGATATAAAGACGCAAAGTGTTGTAAGTATTTGAGGTTGTTTGCCAAGTATCAAAGATGGTCGTTGAGGTTCTTGAGGCAGCGGGTACTCCAGACCTTTGCCAAGTTCCCTTAGTTAGTCGGTGCGTAGAGTCATCTGCGTCATAAGCATAGGTCGGGTTGGTTTCAGATTGAGTGCCTGTCCCACCGCTTGTGTAGGTTCTTGCAGTTGGTCGCCTTAATTCTCTGCGATGGACTCGTCTCCAAGTTCCCCCATCGTTATACCAAGCCTCAGCCATCTCTCGCCACGTTCCTGCATCGTTATACCAGAGAGCGTTGGTTTGTCGCCAAGTTCCACCATCGTTGTACCAATGTTGAGGCATATTAGTAAATCAAAGTAAAGTCACCACTTGAACCACCCGTAGGGGTTGAAGTAGATGTGGTTGTTTGAACACCGCCAAAGCCCTTAGTATAAGACCCTGAAGACCCATTGCCGACATAGACACCAGACGCTCTGATATCTCCGATAACGTGAAGTTTGGTGCTAGGCGAGGCAGTTCCTATACCTAAATTACCAGAGGCATTTAACCTCATTGTCTCTGTGTTTCCTGTGTACCATTTATGCTGACCGTTTGTGTTACCAGCACCGCCACTATGATATTGAATATCATTATCTGGCCCGATTGCAAAACCCCACAATCCTGTTCCACCGCCATTATAAAGATATATTTTGCATTTTTCAGCAACATAACCATTAGACCAATCTGCCGAAAATTGTAAAGCCAATGGAGTTGAAGTAGCACCTGTTTGACCACCAAGCATTATTTTTTGTGTTGGACTACTTGTTCCCAGACCTAAATTACCAGAGGAGTCAAGACGCATACGTTCTGGAACACTACTTCCTGTAGAAAACTTAATAACACCACTAGCATTATCGGCACATAGATTTAGGCTAGTAGCAGTCGTATAGAGGGCGGTGCTATTTGCTGCCAACATACCGTAAGACCCAGCAGCAGAACCAAATACTCTTAAACTAATAGCAGTTGAATTATCGCTGACCGCATTAACATTTGCACTTTGATTGGTGGTTGATGTATTTGTGAATGTTCCTGTATCGCCGCTTGTAGTGCGAGTAACTGTCAATCCTGTCAGCGTTCCAACACTCGTAAGCGATGAGGCAGTAACGCCACTTGCTAAGGTTGTTCCTGTCAAAGTATTAGCCGCAGCGGTGACGGTTATATCAGCAGTTCCGTTGAACGAGACGCCATTGATGTTTCTAGCAGTCTGTAAAGCCGATGCGGTTGCAGCGTTGCCTGTCGTACTTTGATTCAGCGTTGGAATATCCGCAGCGACAATCGCTCTGAATGTAGGCGACCCAGCCGAACCATTCGGTGCAGCGAGGAAGTAATTAGCCGTCTTTGATGCGTAGGGATTTTGCGTATCTCCGTAGCCTGAAGCGAGGCTGATGGCTGGAGTTGTTCCACCAGAAGAAGATACTGGAGATGTGCCAGTTACGGATGTAACCCCAGTATTGGCAATCGTAATACTTGCCGCACCGTTGGTTACGGAGATTCCTGTTCCAGCGGTTAGCGAAGCATTTTTCCATAGCGAAGCAGTTGCATCATAAATGAGCGTATTGCCAGAGGCTAAAGTTCCGTTAATTAAAACATCGTGCAGTTCGCTTAATTCAAATCCGTTCTGAACCTTAACAAGAATCTGACCATTGCCATTATTGGCTCGTTCCACCACACCGATAACGACTAGATTTGTAGGTGCTGAGGGTTTTACATTGGTAATACTACCCGCAGTTGTGCCTAAATATATCGTGTCTCCTGCGGTATAAGAACCTAGATTTAGACCACCCAAAGTGCCTTGAGTAATAATCATTCCAGTATTGTTTGGGGCAATACTCATTGCGGCTAAACCAAGTGTCTTAGACGATGTAGATTCAGCAGAACTAGAAGCCTTCTTTACAGAGGCTCTATTGCCTGTTGCACCAAAAAGATAAACCGCATCGCCTAAATTGATGGTTGTTGAATCTGCATTGGTGACATAAGCATAAATGGATTGCCCCAAGTCTGTTTGAACAGAATCAGAATCAAAACATAATGAAGCGGTTTTATTAGCATCGTTCCAAAGTATTCTTCCAGCAGCGAAGGCTGTTGTGGTGGCTGTCGTATCAATATCAAAATAATCTGATTTGGTGCTTAAAAAGTCTGCATTACCAGAGTCGCTAATGGTTGCAGCCGTAGAATTCTGTATGAGTTTGCCCGTAGTTCCATCAAAGCGAACAACGGCATTATCCGTAGAAGAAGCGGGGCCTACAACATCGCCTGAGCCAGAAGAAGCATTAACCCATTGAACTCCAGTACCCGTAGAAGAAAGAACTTGACCGTTGGTTCCCGCACCGCCACCTGCGATAACCGTACCCGATTGAATCTCTAGTCCATTCTTAACTTTGAAATTTGTACCAGCCATAGTTCACTCTCCCCAAGGCGTTATGTATTTAATTTTATGCTACGATGCCCGTCATCACAACTTTATAGACCGTTGAACTTGCCGAAGCACCCGTTGCACGAAGAGTCACAACTCCGCTAGAAACGGTGCAGTCAAAGGTTGCAATTTCAGTATTGGTAAACAAGGTTCCAAACTGAGTCCAAGAAACCGTTGTTCCATCGTGGATAGCCTGAATACTTGCGGTTAAGTAATTTGAACCTTCCGTGGCTTGAATAATGAATACAACGCTTCGTGCCGTAATAGAAGCAATCGCAGTAGCAGAAGTGCTTGAAAGCGTTGCAGTCTCTACTTCGGTATTGGCAATCGTGGTTCCGCTATAAGCAGCAGCCACCGATGTTTCAATTACAGGCGAAGTAAGAGTCTTATTGGTTAAAGTATCGGTAGTAGCACGACCCACCAAAGTATCCGTAGAGGTCGGTAAGGTCAGCGTACCCGAATTAGAAATGCTTGAGATAATCGGCAGCGTTAAAGTTTTGTTGGTTAAGGTTTGCGAAGTGGTCTTGTCTACCGTAATGTTGGTATCAATCGCAAATGAAGAACCCGTTAGGGTTAAACCGTTACCAGCAGAGTAAGTACCCGCACCTGAGAATTGTGTCCAAACTAGAGCATCCGTTCCAACAACAGCGGGGTCAGCCGTTTGCACCCAACCTGTATCGGCTAAACTACCCGTACCCGTTGAACCGTATTGAACGAAAGTGAAAGCACCCGAAGCGTCAGAGCCCGAAGCCATATCGGTTGCACGAGTCCAAGAACCCGAAGCAACAACATAGATACCGTTTTGGCTACCCGTTGTTTGGTCTTTAGCAAGAACTCTATCTCCAACCGTCAGAGAGGTTGTACCCGAAGGAACATTGATATTAGTTACACCTGTACCCGATAAAGATAAGTTACCAGTACTGGCATATTTTACAGAACCTTTAACATCTAATCCTTGAGCAACTGAATCAACATAACTTTTTGTTGCAGCATCAGTTGCAATGGTTGGGTCAGCAACATTAGTAATCTTTTTAGAAGCAACATCAACAGACCCTGTTCCAGTAGGAACTAAGTTCACATTGTTATTTCCAGCCGCAGCAGTAAAGGTTAATGCACCCGTACCTGTAATGTTTCCAGTTGATGTACCCGTACCACCATTAGCAACGGGAACGGTTCCAGTCAAAGAGATGTTAGGAGTTGCACCACCGCTTGAAGCAAGAGGAGACGATGCTGTTACGCTAGTGACTGTACCTGCATTGGTGGCTGCGATAGTAATAGAACCACTACCTGTTGTAACCGAGATACCACTTCCTGCGGTAATACCAGCAACGGTATAAGTATTAGATGAGTTACCAATAAGAATTTGCCCAGAAGTAGGAGCAGTCGTTGTCTCAGTTCCACCCTTGTTAATAGCAATGGTGCTACCAGCCCAATTCGCATTAATAATATCTTGTGGTACGCCACTTTTGTCGCAATCTAACCCATCACGGACTCTAAATTTTTGACCAGCCATTTTATCTCCTAGATATTAACTAAAATTTTCATTACTCTTACGGTTAAATTTGAGTATAATGCTGTGCCAAGAAGCCTAACATTATTCCCAACTATGTCAGAACTAAAAGTGGCCAACGGCACACTTTGGTCTGAGTAAATTTTAGCATAGTCTACTAATTGAGTTGTTGTAGAGTCATCGTGGGTCACAATGAACTTTGATACCTGTTTGTATGATGTAGATGCCCGCTTGACATAAATAAGATACTCACAAGCACCATAAATAGTTTTATCAAAAGAATCAATTAAGAAGTTGCCGCTTTGCCCTGTAACATAGGAACCGCTAAATTCTCCAACGCTGGGTATCTCAAAAGAGCCAGCAATAGAAGGCATAGCAACCCAACTGGTCGTAGATGAGTCATAAATATAAGTTGCAGAATCGCTAATGCTATAGGCTTTTAAGCCGTTGATGGGGGCATAAAACACCCATTGGAGCACTCCACTTGGGCCAAAGGTATAAACGGCTATTTGCTTGTCGTGAGTAGCAAAAGCACCCGTAGCACCAGAACCTACAATATATCTGTCTCCGCTTGTTGGACTTTCGGGAGTTACTATTTGGTTGTTATTAAGAACAGATAGCGATATAACGGCATCAATCTTAATTAAAGACTGATTGATAGCCTGTCTCCACTGAGACTCGCCATCGTTGGTCTGTCCACCGAATATGCCAAATACAGGGCCTGTAATCTGACTCATTATAGACCCCAGTTATTGCCCCAATTTGCACCCCAACCGAATGAAGGATAGGTAGTGCTAACTGAGACAGAAAGGTTAATGGGAAGAATATTAGTTAATCCAATAGGTGTAGGTTCTGTAACAACAAAAATACCCTTTTTGCTTGTTTCTACGGAGCCACTAATATCAGCAATGGTATTAGATTTTCCTCTTTCTGCAAGAGCAGGATTGGGTATGTTGTCCTGAATGAGCCTCAGAACTCTATTAATTTCCTCAATTGAACCACTAGAAATACGATGATACATTAAGACGGACTCCCCATATCGCTATAAGCATATTCTACAACCAAGCGGTTAGTATCTCCGTAGGCTTCAAAGTCCAAGTTGTAGCCCGTTCTTTTGCCTTTAGGTAGATTAAATTTTCTTACTTTGCTTGGCAATTCGGTAAGACTTACGATGTCATCAGCAATCCAATTGGTGTCAATATAGCATCTTGTATAAAGCGTACCGTTTCCATAGAACTCAATGTGTTCGTATTTCCTTCTTTCGGTGGTATTGCCAAAACCCTTTTGACCCGAACGGATAACCAGAGGCATATTAGACTTACCGCCAAAGAGTTTCCAAATGCTAAGTCCTGTGTTTGTAGCAAATCCAAACTGATACTTGATAATGATTTGTTTACCGACACTAGCCGACCCAAATGTATAGACACCGTTAGAAACGCTATACTCATTGGCGGCAGGGCTAGATGAGACTTGGTTCATCAGCACACCATCGGTAGAGTTGTAAACACTCTGATTGGATACAAAGGTTGAGGAATTAACCACTGTGATTTGGTAGGGCGATGTGGGTACGGTATAGGTTTCACTTGCAATAAAGGGTTCAGCTTCAGAGTTCTGTGCCTTAAAGGTTGATAGATTGGTTAAATCTCCGTTGCTTTGGTTATCCACAAGGAAGTAAACATCGTCTAGTTCATTGACTACAATATCAATGGGCTTTAAGCCGAGCGTTGTGATGGGGAACCCTTCAACTTGTAAATCAATGCAAATAGTCGTGTGTGCCGAGTAATAATCACTTTTCGTATAAACAAGAAAATACCGACCGTTATGATAGAAAGACTTAATGTCGTAAATAGCAGAAGGAACAGGATTAGTTTGATAAAATCGGTTAGCACTTTCATCGGGGTAATACACTCCATCGTTAAAGGCAAAGTTGCCATAGAAGTAGCCCAACTTGGTAGGTATCCACCAGAAGTTTACAGGGGTCTGCAACTTGCTTGGGCCTAGTAACATATTGCTTTGGATACGGTTATCGGTAATACATTGTGCGTTCATACCGTCAAAAAGCATCACACCACGTTTGCTCAAGTAGGCAAGTCCGTTGTTAGTCTTTTGAACCGAGTAGGGTGCAATACAACCATCGTTGGCATTGGTCTTTGAAATAGACATTGACGAGGGTGCGTTGCCGTCTATTCGGTAAATTGCATCCTCACACAAAACAATAATAGCCGTACCAAAACTTGCTAAGGCTAATGGCTTATAGGAGAAATCGTAGTAATAAACATCGGGCCAAGCGTCAGGTTGTCCAATCGGTGTCCATTTGACCCTTTGGCCATCAACCCCAAACAGCATACCGTAATGGCTTGTGAGAGACTGAAGCCCCGCAGGTGGCGGCATAAAGTCTATTTGAACAGGGCCAAATATACCTGTATCTGTGTAGTAGGAAGTTGGAGATGCACCAAGATATTCGGTACTGATGACATCAAGATAGTTTGTTTCGGATATGGAAATCTTCTCAACTAATTGGAATGAACCAGCGACACCTGTTCGGTATAAGTTCCAAGTCTTGTAGTATCCGTTATAGGGAACCCACTTAGCCGATGCCCCTATTTCAACGGGAGCTTCCCAATCCCCAATATACTCATTAATATCAAAAGAACCCGAAGCAATAGGATTACCGTCTAAATCGTTCGTATAGACCTTATACAAGGCGTTAATCTGTCTAGCCTCTAGGATAGAAGTAACGGTCAAACTAAAGTTAATGCCCGTATAAACGCTATTTACGGTGATAACCAAACCGCTTCCAGAACCCCCTAGGTTGGTATTACTAGCCGATAGGGTATTACTTGCGGCATAATCCTTACCACGATTGTTCAAAACAACCGCATCTACCACACCGCCAGAGTTCACATTAATGGTTGCCGTAGCCAAAGAACCGCTACTAGATATATTGGTTAAGGGAACATTCGTGTATACACCAGTAACATAACCTGAACCACCATTGGTAATTGTAATGGCATTAATACTGTCATCGCTCTCTAGGTCATTTACATTAACACCCAAGACATTATCTACTTCGTATCCCGTTCCTTCGTCTTCAATATCAATAGAATCAACCTTGCCGCCAATAACAACAAAGTTGGCTTTTGCACCGCTACCAGAGCCACCCGTTAATGAGATGTTTGAATAAAGTCCGTCTTTGAATCCCGTTCCTGCATTATAAGAGTAATTGCCAATGCGACCCGTGTCCGAATCAGACATATTTAAATACATTACATCGCCATTGTTAATGGTTCCTTCTGTTGGAACAGGGCTGATAGTTATTCGGGAACGGCAAATGCTAATTTCGTTATCGCCTTCAATGGCTGTAATCGTAAAGTATTGCTTTACTTGAGTTACGTTGGTTGAGAAAACGTCTAGGGTTGCACCCGAACCCGTTTGCAGTCCAGATACACCAAGACCCGTGTCGGCAGGAGTATATCCAGAACCGCCATCAGTAATATCAATTTGTGCAATTTGCCCCGATGTATTAACAGTTACGGTAGCCTTTGCACCCGTACCTGAACCGCCCGTAAGTGAGATATTTTCATAAGTTCCGTAATTAATATCTGCGACTTTGATAGAGAATCCAGAGCCACCTGCTACTGTGGCACTTAAAGAATCGCCAATGACATAACCAGAACCACCGTTTACTAGTGTTACTTCATAGATAAGTCCATCAGAATCAACTTTTAAATCAACCGTTGCACCTGAACCTGTGCCACCACTTAGCGATACCGATGTGTAGGTTCCTGCGGTATAACCGCTACCAGGACTTACAAAGGTTAATTCTTTAATACTGCTTGGCTTTGGGTAGTTGGAACCAGCGGCCGTAATGGTCATTGATGAAGTTCCAGTTTCTATTTCTTCTGGGGATGGAATTGCGGGTGGCGGTATAGAATCCAATGGAACATAAACCAAATCACCAATAGCGTATCCTGTACCACCACTAACAACCGTAGCTGTGTCTACTTGAGATGGAACTGCACCAACAGGATTAATAAAGGTTAGATATAAAGAACCGCCATAGCCAACACCCGTTTCGGTAACAAGGTCATAAGTTCCATTGTTCATTGTTCCATTACCAATAGGAGTAAAGGTAATGCCACTTGTTAATAACCGACCTTTGAATTCATCGGTTGGGGCAGGTATGTTCTTAATAGCAAAACTCGTTGAATCCAAAACAATAACTTTATATTTCTTTCCGTTATAGGAAGGATTTTGCCACGATGTGCCTGTAAATTTAATTTCATCATCAGTGGTTAGTTTATGAGCTGTAAGTGTGGTAAAGGTAACTTGGTCTAGGTATTGGTCGTAAGAAGCACCCGTAACTTCAATAGGCACATAATAGGGGAAAGTGTCAGCCGTAGAGGGTCTTGGCTCAACCGTAAAAGAATAGCCATCATCTGTGCTAATGCTGACGGCACTCTCTTGAGAGAAGTAGCCATCATTAAGTACATCTCTTGCTATGTTTCTACCTGCATTGGTTTTAATTCTATCTGATACTTCACTAATACCCGACTCATTAAATACGTTATTAACATCTCGTTCGTATGAATAAACATAAGTAACGGGAGTATTGTCAAAATAGTCATTAGGACTATCGTTCTTGGGGGTGATAGAACCATTATCGGTAAATGTTAAAATAGAAGAAGATACCTTCTGTATTCTTCTCATTTCTGAGTAGGTATTTGCACGGCCCCAAATGATATAAGCAATGGCATCTTCAACGGCAGTCCAATTCAATGTGACATTTTTGCTTTGGCCCGAAGAAATAGATATATTCACCATATCCGAAGGGGCGGTAACTCCTTTGGTGAATTCGGCTGAAACCGCATAGAAATATGTACCTTCTCCAAGAGAACCACCATCAGTGGCTACGGGAGATTCCATTCTTGGAACAATGTTTTTACCTTGAGACACAATTGGGGCAGAGGCAGGTCTTGCTGTCCCCAAGGGAACAGTTGTGCCTTCAATCATCTTTTGTGGAAGCAGGTCTTCAGTTCCGCTATATTCAACACTGTTAATAGACTCTGACCAATAGATGCGTTCTATGCCATTGATGTAATCAGCAACATAGTCTCTCCACCTATCCGAGAATATCCATCTTCCTCTAAAGTTAAAGATTTTCTTGGTCGTTGAACCCGATACGATACGATTAAACAAAGGTTCCTTGAAGCATCGTGGGAATCCACTACGCAAATCAATGTTATCCATCACTGTGCCAAACTTGTCGGGTAAAACCGACTTGTCGGCTATGATGTTTAAACCACCGCTAAAATCAAGTCTTATCTGCTTCATTGTGATGAGTTCACCGCAAAAATCAACCAGTTCATACCCATAGAAGTAAAGGTAAAGTTTGTACCAAAACTGCTATCCGAGCCTTGATATAAATAAGACTTATAAACACGGTTTGTGGCTGTTTGATAAAAAATACTTATCCAACTCTTTCCTGAAACACTATTGTCTACAACTCTTGAGGCAAATTGATTTCTGTCTGATGAACTCAAAGCCATAGTACCAATCCAGATACAATCGCTCTCCTGAGCCTGACCACCGCTATCAGGGTAGTAGGGCAATGGAATAGCGTCTAAGGCGGTAACGGCAGCATCACCTGTCGTACTTGTTTGTGGGTAATTCTGCTTTGGCGAGAAGTATCCGTTTAGTTTTGCACCCTGACCCGATTTGGCAATATTGGCATTGGTATTAATGGATGACGTAGTAGCGGCAATCGCTTGTGAAATTTTAGCCGATAAAACATCATTAAAAGAAGAAACTTGTTGATTAACATAGTTTACGGTTGCGATGTTTTGTCCCGCAATCTTGGCTGCGGTAGCGAAGTTGGGATTATCCGAAGGGGCCCAACCCGTTGTACCCGTAATGGCTCCCGTAACAGAACCACCCGTTTGGGGCAGTAAACCACCGTTCGTTTGATTGGTGTTATAGACTTGAACCCAAGCGGTATTAGAGCCGTTTCTCTCATATAACAATGAGGTATCGGTATCTAACCATTGGTATCCTACCCCAACGGCTCCTGGGTCATTTGCTTGAATATATCGGTTTCCTACTAATGACATTACAACTCCTTAATAAGCTCAGTAAATTGCTGCATAAATACACCTGCTGATTGGAAATTATTGGTATCTCCATCAATCATCAACAACCAATACGCTGCGGCATACTTAAGACTTCTTTGGTGAGTAATGTTCACTCTAGGGTCTACCAAGTCATAGGCGTATCCCGTACCGCTACTAAAGGCAGTATAAGAAGTCGTATTAATATCAATCGTAAAGGTGTTTGTGGTGGTTGCTGTTATGGTTGCAATTTGGTTATTAAGTTCAGTCATCGTAGTAATACTACCGAATTTGACTTTTCTACCCACGGAGAATCCGTGATTAGCCGAAGTCACTACACCGCTTGATGCTTGTGTAATGCCCGTTATTGTGCGTTTATCGGCCATTGCGGTAGGTTCTTCAATGTATCCAAATGTAATGGTTCCGTTAGCAGGAATGGGCGTTACCTTAATGGTTTGACCATCAAAGAGTACCCATCGTTTAGCGTTACCCGTTACATTTTCCCAATTAGGGTTTTTATTTGTTTCTTCAGCCACAGAAGAATTAAGTAGCCACGAGTTTGGACTTCCGTAACCAACACGGTTGATTTGAATATATGGATTTGGGATAGTAGCAACACCAGAAGTGAGACTAGCAGTATTTTCAACATAAGATTTTCCTGTAATCCTTAAGTAATGCTGAACGGCAAAGTTCAGGGCTTGGTTCATTGTTGAGTCGGTGAACGAAGTTGATAAAGATTCTACGTCACCAACGAGTAAACGAAGGTCAGTTCTTAATTCTTCAAGAGTTTGAGGTACAAGAGTAGAGACAATCGTAGGCATTACCAACCCCAACTAGAACCCCAAGGGTCGCCAAAGGCTCCAAAGGGTTTTCTTCTACGACCACCCAAGGGTCTAGCAGGTACGGTGAGCCGACCGCTATTGCCCTGTGTGGCAACGGCTTTAAGATTAGACATCTCAAAATTAAATTTGATTTCATAGTTTTTGGCGAGTTCTAGGTTCTGACCAGGGCCAGGTAACATATACGCTTCACCAAGCGTTCCGTAGTAAACGGCTTCTTCTGATTCGGGCAGTAAAGGAATGGTATCAATTTCACCTACGGGAATATAGGAGTAGGTAATCTGAAAACGAGCCGAATCAATAGCTTCGCTTGTGGGCGGAAACACCTTAATCATATTGGTATCCGCATCATAAGCCCATATCTGAGGAGTTCCAAATACAGAGTCGGGCTTGGCTAAACTGTTATTAATATCTACAAAGTTACCTTCCCCAAGAGTTCGGTAATCGCCCGTAGGAATAATATTAATTTCAGAAGTTGATGTTTCAAAGTTGATGTAATTATAGGTAACACTAGAGATAGTAACAGTACCCGCATAAGAGTTGTTGGTATCAACACCCACCGTTAGACTATTGGTGAACTGCGTATTGCATAGATTCCAACTGTTCATATCAACGAGCGTTATGGTTCCACCCGAAGTGTAAATGGAATATTTTGATGAATCGGTTGTGTCTAAATCAACAGTAAAGGTATTGGTGGTGACTGCGGTAATTTCTAGTAATTTGCCGTTGATGGCAGTCATTCCACCAACACTAAACAACACAACATAATCTCCAACGGCATATCCGTGAGATGCAGAAGTAATAACGGCTTGTGATGCAATGCTGATTCCTGTAACGACCTTATCATTAGCAGAGTTTGCTACTTGTCGGTACAGATTAAAATGGTCAAACCCATAAGGTGCATTGGGTATAGACGGCATTGTAACGATAACTTGATTGTTTCCAGAAGTTGTAACCACAGTTCCAAGTTCTGAATGTTTTGACATCCAACCTTGACCGCCTACGGCTACAACGGTATAGAGAACTCTATTGCCCGTAGTAAATCCTGTTCCTGCCGTAAGAGCTGCGGTGGGTGCAGATGGGTGCGAAATAATGGAGTCTTGATACCGAACCAAATGGACTCGGTTAATGTTATCTCCATCGGGGTCAATAAGGGCGAATTGAGCAAGTGGCCCTGCGAAGTCTATGGTTAGTTCTTTTTGGGCTAACATCGTAAGTCGGCATATCCTGCGAACAATCTCTTGAGCAAGATAATCAACTTCTGCTTCCCGAAGGTCGGGTCGGTGTAACCTTGTTTTTCCTAGTATAGACCTTACGGTATATGCCATTCGCTATCCCCTAAATTATTTCCCCTTCATACTTTCAATGATAGCACTAGCGATTTCTGATTTAGTCATTTGGGACATTGGAATAGGGAAGGATATTTTGTTGTCTGAGGCAATCTTTTGGATTTCCTTGACACTCTTTCCCATCAGCCTAGACAAAGTAAGGGGTTTTCCCGCTTCTTCGGTTTCTTTGATTTCCATAAATACCATTTCGTAGGTATCTGGATTGTCCTCAGCGTGTCTTAAAAGATGTGGGTTTAGAATTTCAGAACCTTCAAAGGTTCTGTTATTGCCTGTGTTTACGATTTTGACGAGTTGTTTTACCATACATTCTCCATTGGGGGTAAGAGATTGGGGGGCCGAAACCCCCCTTTCCCTCATTGCGTTTGAGAACTACTACTAAACAATTAGTAGCAGGTGACAGTCACTAAGGACTCAGGTTTCACGGTCTTAAATCCGTAGACTTGTAGACCTTTGATTCCGTAGCCGAAAGTGTTTTGCAACGGTAACATTTCGTGCTTGACGAATTGCGAAGCGAAGGTCAAAGCAGACTCGTGACCGACCAGCATCTTGCTGGTATCGGTGGAGCTGTTGGACACAGCGTTTAGCAAGTTGGTAGAAATATAAATATTCATACCATCAATCTGACCAACGAAGCCGTTACGAAGAGGAGACTCATCGTCACCCGTGGTAAGGACTTGTTTCAAGTCAGAGAGTTTCAAGTAACGAGCATATTCAGGCGTAATAACAGCCCAACGTTTGCCGTCACGAGGAACATTGTTTTCATCAAGTTTTTGACCTGCTTCAAGCAGAGGAGTAATGTAGGTGGCAGTCGTCAAAGACGAAAGAGCACCAGCATTAATCGTGTTAGAAGCATCAGCGTAAACAGCCTGAAGAACAGACTTGTCCACGGTGACTGCCATTTGCATAGCAGCGTCTTGAGTGATGGTGTCAATCAGAGCAATGTCTGACTGGTAGTCATCAATGTAATCAACTTTGAAAGCATAGTATTTTGCTTTGTTGATTAACAATTGAATCTGCTCGTCAGAAACGTCTTGATAGCTGATTGCATTGTTCACTGAGTAATCTTGAATAGTGATGGTAGGGACTTTACGGATATTGACGGTGTCGCCAAAAGCCATAATTTCGCCTTCCCAATTGTGGTTAGCGATGGCGGGAACAACAGAGGCAGCATAGAATTTGTCTTGCAGTTTAGCGGAGTAAATCTGCGGGACAAACACACCAGCCGAAAGGTTCGCACCTGTGCGTGATACTGATAAACCCATTGTAGAATTCCTTTAAATTAGTTGATTAAAATTAGCATTGGAAACCGACAACGATAACTTCGCAGATACCGTTTTCGGGTTCAGTTGCACCAAGAGTGATGTCAATGCTGTCAGCAGAAGCATAGAATTTGCCGTTAGCAGAAACATAAGCACCATCAGCAGCTTTAACACCAGTGCTGTCCATAGTTGCGGCAGAAGTAGTTAGCCAACCATTAGGGTCGGTAGCATCTCCAACTTCAACAACAGAAGAAGCGGTGGTAGAAGCAGTCGTCACTTTGACGATTACTCCGTGAACGTAAAAATTGGCAGGAACAGAAATTACTTCAAGAACATCTCCCGTATCGCCAGAAGCAGAACCAGTGGCTTTAGCAAAATCTACGGTTTTTTGCAAAACGGTAAATTCAGCAGAGAGTTTTTGAAAGTAACCATCAGCACCTGTTTGTAAATTATAGGTTGCCATTTGATAATTTCCTTAAAAAATTATTTTGTTTTAGATAAGGCTTTAGACATAAACTTATCCGCCTTGTCCATCAAAGCCTTGCGTTGAGCAGGGTCTTTAATGCGATGAATCATATAAGGCAGTTTGGCTACATCATCAGCCGAAAATTCAGGTTCATTGTTAAGACCCATATCGGCATTAACGGCAGAGGCAGTTTTAACAGCGACTTCCGCAGCACCAGGTTTGGGTCGTGAAACGACAGGCTTGGGTTGCTCAGGTGGCTTAGAAAAAGATTTATAATCATCCATAATCTTAATAGCATCCCTGTCGTCAAAAGGGATACTGCCTTCGTAGACACTTCTGTAAATTGATGGGGCATCCCCATAAATCCAAGATTTAAATTCATCAGAGAGCCGAACGTCATCATAGTCGGTATGAACTTGTTTTACTCGTTCATCACGAAGTCTGATTTGTTCTAAAATCTTAAAGCGTTCCTGTTCTTCACGGGATGCTCGGATTTGTTCTTCCACAGATGAAAGTCGTGTTTGAAGCAAATTCTCTACTTCTTGTTTAACGGCTTGAGCAGTGGCACGATTCATATTCACCGTATCGGGATATTCCTCTTTCCACTTATCTAATGCTTGGTCAATTAAAGATACTGATGATGCTTCAGGTTGTTTCTGAGACAACTGTTGTTTGATAGCCAATAACTCGTTTTTGAATTTCTCGTTTTCTTCAGCCTGTTGTTTTAACAATCTTTCGGTTTCAGCGGCCTTACGCTGGGCCTCATTCATCGCTTTAACAGCAGACTTGTATTGCTTTTCCGAAACAGATGCTTCTTCAACTTGGACTTCTTCCGCAGCAGGTTTTTCTGTGGCACTAGAAAAGTTTTCTACGGCTTCGGCTTGTGGTTGGGAAGGCTCTGCAACTGCTTCTTTCGCTTCAGGTTCAGTGGTCGGGGCAGAAAAGTCTGGTATCTCATTGGTAAAGACCGCAGTCTTTGAACCTTCTGAGGGCATCAGGTTTCCTTCTGCCGCTAACTGCTTGGCGAGTTCATCAGCTCGTTTTGCATTGGCACGGATTTCATCACGTTTACTTGGCATATCTACTCCTTGACGGCACTAAAGAGTGCTTGGTCATACAATTTGGACTCACGCCCACGGGATTGTGGGTTGGTGGTCTGATTAAATAATTCTATTGCTTTATCCAAATCTTTTATTTCCTTAAGAGACTCAATGTTTCCACGAAGTCTTAAAACTTCCTCAAAAGTTGGGACTCGTTCAAGAGAGTCTCGTTTTTCGGAAATAATGGAATCAATTAAATCCTGTATCTTCGCCCAATAGGGGCTATTGACTACGGGTTTAATTTCTTCCAAGAGTTTTTCTTTGTCAGTTAAGTTCATTTTTATCAGTAATTAAACTATACCATAGGGGGTTGCGGTGGAAGTCCTGGAATTGGGGGAATTGCACCTTGTTGCGGAACTTGAGGTGGTGCAGTTTGAGGATAACCTGCTGCCTGTTCAAAATCTTGAGGCGTAGGTTCTTCCTTTGTTTTCAATTCAGGGGGCAACATAATTTCTCTTGCTGCTGAGGAAAGGTTTTGAGCCTTCATCAAGTCTAATGCCGCAGACATTGAAGGAGTCATTGCATCTTGAGACAAGGCAACCAACTCGTAGATGGCAGGATAGGCAGGACTATTGGGGTCTGTCTTCTGCAACATCTCAATAAGAGCATCGGGTCTAGGCATTTCAGCACGAAGTTTTGGTATGTTGGACATCTGACGCAACTGAGCCGATTCTTCCATCATTTGTTGTTTAATCTGTGACGCTTGAGCATCCGAGTTAATCATATCCGTAGAGTTGAAACCACGAATTCTGACCCATTCCTTAAGGATATTAACCTTGTTGATATAGGGCTTAAAGTCGGGGTCTTGCATTAGTTGCAATAACTCTTGCATTGAGGCGGTTCTCATTTCGTTAGAGATGAGCCTTTGTACTCCACCTGCATCAACGTGGAAATCTCCCTTAACCATCATATCGCTGGAATACTGCATATTCCAATCGTATATGCGTCTAATCATTGGCTTGGTAATATTGTTATCAATGTTGAAGATAACGCCTTTGATATAAGTATTGGCTGCACTAAAGAGCATACTCATACCACCCGATGTTCGGTTGTGTTGTCCCGAAGCGGAACCTGCATAACCTGAAGTCATATCGGGCATTGAGGTTACTTCTTGAATGAACATCTTAAAGTTATCTTGCAACAGTTTTAATTCTTGCAAAATACTAGGCACAGGTACAAAGGTAACGGGCGGGGCTGTTAATCCCTCAAGCGTCTTAAGAGGCCATACACCCCAAGGCTTAATACCTTCAAACTTAAATCCATTCACCATACGGCTTGTGTCGTAAATGACTTGAGGCCCCGCAGCAATACCCATATTGTCTACCATTGCACGAGCCGCAGCGTTTACGATGTCTTGTGGGTCACGCATTTTTTCGGGAACACCACGACCCCAAATGTTGTAAAGGACTTTTTCGTAGGGGCAAACCAAGAAGGGAATGTAGGGATTCTCTAGCGAACTAATAGCAACCTTGATGCAGTAAGAACCTACCGACCAGATACAAGCAAGGAACTGTTTATGCTTATCATATCCATCGGGCATATC